TTGCCAGATGGGTTGGATCCTCCAACTCGAATAAAGCACCCATCATATTCATAGACGGGGTTGGCAACTTCACTCGCAATACCCTGCATTACAGTTATATCTTCCTTGGAATAATTTCCTGTCAGACGTGCTAAATATACAAGTTGGCTAAATGCTAGTGAGATTAGCTCCCCAGGCATAGTTTTATCGTAGTTACTATAATCTCCAGCTATGAACCTATCATGCCCATGTTCAGCAAGACGCTCGTACATTGCATTCCACTCGGGACCATACGCATTAATACCAACTGCCATTTCGAAATCGATCCAGTGTTCATAGAGGACACGAACCAAGGGGCAAAAGTATTGTCGCACCAAAATGCTAAATGCCACATCGCACGCTGCAAATATACGCATCTTTCCTTTTCCTTTCTTGAGCGGTTCATCTTTGATAGTAGCACGAAAGATGGTATTTACTCTCCTCTTATCTGACAATTCGCTGCGTAAACGTTCAACTTCTCTTTCTACCTCTGGGCAGAACTTTGCTCTATATGAGATTTGCGGAGTAGGTTCTAAAATCTCCACCAACTTTGTCTTAGGTTTAGCCCAGTGCCAGCCCGCAGAAGTGCTAAGATCAAGCCTGCTCAAGCCAGCTACACCATCTGAACCATTCACAGCCACATCCAACGTGTAAGGTGCTGTTTGGGACAATAGATCTACGGACAAAGTATTAAACACTTTCCTATAAGTAGACCTCATATCATCCATGGCCAAAAACATAATATCAGGATTGAAGTGAACATTATTCGATCCAATCAGTTCTAAATCCTTTCTCCAAATATCATGAGTTTTGATACCTTCAGAGCGCATAAAAACGCCTGTGGGAGGGAAGTGTTTCTGGGGGAAACCAGGGAAAAGCTCTGCTATACGCTCTGGTTCATCGTACGTTCTGATCTGTGTCCGAAACGAAACACAACCTTGGCCATGACACCCCAAATACTCTACGGTGCTATCAAGGTCGGCGGGTATTTCACGTACAACATGTCTCAAAGGAAGCACGCCCTCCACACTATCTGGTTTATCATATGTAGGTGCTGGGAAAGCTGTCCCACTATGGGCGGATATTCCTTTTGCTTCATTTAGGAAAGCTGAAAATTTATCTATTTCCTGTGTAAGAAGAGATCGAGATATTGTGACGCCGCCTCCTGCATGGGTATCTGCCTTTAGTGAATTGCCGGAAAGATGAAAACCTACTACTGAAGCTGTCCCTTCCAATATAATAGGACTCATACAATCTCCTGGCAAAGAAGCTTCAGACAACGAATAGAAATATCCGGTATACTTTTGTTTCGGCATACTCATCTTGTACAAGTTTTGGGAAGTAACTATGCATTTATGTACAGTAACACCG